TGATGATATTCCTTTACCCGCCGCACCTGTGGCTCCTGTCTGACCAGTAGCCCCGGTCGCGCCGGTGGCTCCCGTTTCGCCGTGCTTAGCGACGCTGTAACTCGTGACCGTGCTGTTGTCCTGCAAGGTAATAACCGTGCGCGTCCACAGAAATTGCCCGGCCGTCGTTGTAGGGACAGTCGTTTGCCAACCGCTGGTGGGCGCCGTAACGCCGCTCGTCGAAACGGCATAACTGACCGCTGTGGATTTCACGGATTTGTTGTACGCATTGGCCGCCGTGGTATTGGCCGCCGCTGCTTGTGAAGCTGCGTTGCTGGCGTTATTCAAAGCAGAGGCGGCGTCATTAAACGCTTGATTTGCTTTTGTGACCGCAGTCTGCGCGTCGGATGCCGCCTGATTCGCGGTGGTCTGTGCGGCCTGGCCCGCAGCCAAAGCATCCTGCCCCACAGCCAAAGCCTCGGCTCCGGCAAGGGCGGCCTCATCGGCGGCGGCTTTCGCTTCTTGTCCCGCCGCTAATGCCTGTTGTCCGGCTGCCAGCGCGTCCTGTCCGGCGAGTTTTGCTTCATCCGCCGCGGCTTTCGCTTCCTGTCCGGCGGCGTATGCCGCTTCGCCGGCCGCCAGCGCGTCCTCGGCTTTTTGCTTCGCTTCCTCCACCAGTGCCGCCGCTGCCGCCAATTCCTGCCGCATTTCCTCGAACATGAGGTCGGACAAAAGGCAGTACCACTGGGTCACGCCTTCGCGGGTTTCATAAATCCAAAGCTCCAGCTTGTCGCCGTTTTGTTTGAACCACAGGTCGCCGACGCGGGGGTTGGGCGGCTCCACGGAACCGTAATAGTTGACCGCACGATCGTTGCCCGCCGAAGGCAGTACAATCAGCCCGTTTTCGGCGGCCTTTTGCACCGCGTCCACGGCCATGGAACGAATCTCGCTGATGCTGGACGTGAACTTCGGCTCGGCGTTGCCCAGGTTGACCGCGATGTACGCCTTAGTCAGCGGGTTGTAGGTGTAAGAAACCATCCGCGCCGTAATATCCAAGCCGTCCTCCTCGTGGATGACCTTGACCATGTCGCCGATGTTGATGGTTTCCAGCGCGGAAAACGCCTTGTATTCCTCCGTCTTTTCCAAAGGCGCGAATTCCACCTTATATGTGGCGTTCGGCACGTCAATATGCCGTTCGCTGTACTCCTTCGCCGCCAGCGTCCGTAGCATGGCGTAGGCTTCCGGCAGCGGCACGGCATCCGCGGGCGGGTTGTCGCCCACAGCCGCTTTCACTTTGTCATACTTCAAGACGCGGATACGCGGGGTTTGATAGCTGCCAATCAGAGGGCTGTCCACATATTTTTCCGGCAGGAACAATCCGTCAAAGCCCTGGGGCATGATTCGGGTGACCATCGTGCCGTAATCCACGTTGGAGCGGTATCCCGTTAGGTTTTTCTTGTCGCGGATACACACGCCGTTGTCGCTGCCACGGACAGTTTGCATACTGATAAAAAAGTTATCGCGGATGATTTCGCCGCCCCATCTGGACAGAAAGCTGTTGTCAACGCCGCCGTTCAGTATGGCTTCGGCGGCATTCAGCCGCACCATACGGGCGTTGTTGTAGACGCCGATGTTGGAACTGCTGGTAAATCCGTGGCTATACTGCGTAGCCCCCAAAATCTGAGCCATAGCCTGCGCGCCGTTCTTGTTGACGATAAAGGTGTCCTCAATGAGATTCTGCGCCAGATCGTAGAACACATGGTAGGCCACCACATGAAAAATGCCGCCGATGGCGGCTTCGCGCTCGGCGATGCGGAAAAGTTGATCCGGCATATTCGGCACGGGACAGCGGACGATCCGCTCCGGGATCAGACCGTTGCCGTGGGCGGCATGACCAGAGCCTGGCTGGCAGGTCGGGTAATCAAACTCCAGCTTAAAAATGCCGTTGATTTCCTCCGTGACCACGGGGTCGATGATGTGGTCGTCCAGGACGCCCAGCCCGTTGTGTGTGAAGTCGGTTTCGTTCTTTAAAAAATACGCGATCATATATGCCGCCACCTCGGTTCTATCTCTATTTTTGTAATGCCCGTCCCCAGCGTGACGGAGTTATTGCCGACGTTGAACACGGGAAAATCACCGTTCATGCGGTTGTTCTGCGCCACGCTGCCGTAATAGCACTCCTTCAGTTCGCTGTCCAGAACCAAGCTGCCGGAGAGGATATTCAGTATGATTGGCTTTCCGTTTATGGTCAGCGTCCTACTGCCCGTGCCGTAGACCGTGATTTTCGGCAGGGAGTAGACCGTGCCGGGGTTAGTTATCGTCCCGGTTGCCGTCATGGTTACCATGGGAACGTTGCGGACATAGCGAAACGGCGCGCAGGTGAAGGACAGCGAAAACTCATGCAATGAGGACAGCCGCCGTTCCAACGGCCCGGCTTCGGCGTATTTGACGTTGTAATACACGCCGTTGTCATTGCTGAAATAGATGGTCTTGGCGTTCAGCAGCTTCGGCAGCGCCGCCCGCCAGCGGTTCTGGATATCTACTCCGACCAGCGCGGCTCTCAGTTCAAAGACCGTGTCCTCCCAGCCTTTGAGGATGGTGAGGGTGCCTTCGCGCCCGTCCACGCCGATGGATTCCACGATGCGCTTGGCGGCGGGAATTGCGGGCGGCTGGGTGATCCGCAGCCCCAAATCAGAACGGGAATTGATTGTGTTGTCTAAAATGAAAGCGTTCACGTGCTCCCTCCTTCCTCCCATGTGCGGGATGTGTTGATACATTGTTCAAAATCGGGGATGTGTTCGAACACATCGGCTATAATCGGGGTATGTGTTGATACATCCCGCCAATTTGAGGGAATGTGTGCATACCTTCGCCGAAACCGGGGACTTGTTCGGACACATCGGCTAAAATCGGCGCATGTGTTGACACATCCCGCCCAAACGGAAGTATGTGTGCATACCTTCCCCGAAATGAGGGGATTTGTTCGAACATATCGGCTAAAATCGGCGTATGCGTTGACACATCAATACGCCAGACCTCTCTTCCTCAAAAGTGCCAAATTCCGGTCGATCTCCGGCGCGAGTCGTCCGACCAACGTTCCGTCGTCCAATACCACCTTGACATTCAACGCCTCCAGCAGCGCTGGGAACATCTGCGCCATAAGCCCGGCGATGCCGTCCAATTTGTAGCCCAGGTCGGCGAGTGACACCGCCGCCCCAGCGCCGTCCAGCGCGTAATGAATCCCGGCGTTGACATCGAGATCGGAAGATAAGCCAAGATCGGTCTTAGCCAGTTCTTTGGCGACATCCCTCACCGAATCATAAACCTCGTCCGCGTTTTTATCGACGCCTTCCGCAAGGCCAAGCATCATGTTTTTTCCGATATAATCGCGGAAAACCTTTGACGGCGAGGAAATGCCCAGCAGGTCAGCCACCCAGCCCAGCGTACTCTTAATAAAGCCCTTGAATTTATCCCACAGCCAGCTTCCCATGTTCTTGATGCCGTCCCAAATGCCCGTGATGATGTTCTTGCCGATGTCGGCGAATTTGCCGAGAAGCCCCATAAAAGCGTCGATCAGGCCGGTTACGATCTGCGGCACCGCCTTGACAATTTCAATAATGATGGTCGGAAGGTTTTGGATCAGGGAAACGAAAAGCTGCACACCAGCCATGATGATTTTGTCGATATTCCCGATAATCGCGTCAACCAAGCCGCTGATGATTTTCGGAATGGCGGCCACAATGGTCGTGATGATTTGCGGCAGCGCCTGTATGAGCGAAACAATCAGCTTGATCCCGGCCTCAATAAGCAGAGGGATCGCGTCAATAACGGCGGTGATAATGCCGTCGATAATCTGCGGGATCGCCTCCACAATGGATTTGATAATTTCCGGCAAGGCGTCAATCAGCGAGGTCAAAAGCTGAATGCCGGCCTCGATAATCTGCGGAATCGCCCCGATGATAAAGTCCACAATGGCGAGGATGATGGCGGGCAGCGCGGCAATCAGTTCCGGCAGCGCCGCCAATATACCCTCCACCAAGCCGAGAACAAGCTGGAGCGCGGCGTCCAGTATCATGGGCAGGTTATCAATGAGGGCCTGCACCATTGTAATGACCGCCTGTACGATAGCCGGAATAAGCTGCGGCAGAGCGTCAGAAATGCCCTGCACCAGCGTGACGATCACCTGAATGGCGGCTTCCAGTAACGATGGCAGATTGTCGAGGATGCCCTGCACCAGCGCCAAAACCAGTTCAACCGCGCCCGCCGCCAGCGACGGCAGGGCTTGAATGATCCCCTCCAACAGCGCCTTGATGATTTTCGCCGCCGACTGAATCAGCGTGGGAAGGTTTCCGGTGATGCCCTCAATCAGCGTGAAAATGATGTCCGGCGCGATTTCCGCGATGGTCTCCACGATGGTCAAAAACACGCCGAGGACGCGGGGCAGGATTTCGGAGATGGAACCAATGACCTGCTGCGCCCCGGCTTTGATGGATTCGGCTGCGCCGTCGTTGCCAGCGATGAGGTCGGCCAGGCCGTCTGTGATTTGCGTCAGCCCCGGCAGAAGCTCCGCACCGATGGCGTTTTTCACGCCCGCGAAGGTGCGCTTGAGGGTGTCCAGTGAATCGGTAAATTTGACCGACGCGCTCACCGCTTCCTCCGACATCACCATGCCGAGGGCGTTCGCCCGCTGTTTCAAGCCGTCCGTTTCCTCGGCGGTCTGGTTCAAAAGCGGCATAAGTTCCATGCCTTGCTTGCCCAGCAGTTTCATGGCGGCGGCGGTTTTCTCCGCGCCGGGCGGCATATTCTGCAAAGCCTTGACGGTGAGGTCAAAGGCTTCCTCCGGGGATTTGTTCTTGATTTCGTCAAAGTTGATGCCGATTTTCTTAAATGCGTCGGAGGACTTGTCGCCGTCCTCGGTCAGACCGGCCATGGTCTTTTGCAAGGTCTTCATGCCCGCGCCGAGACTGTCGATGCTGGCGCCGTTTTGTGAAAGGACATAGTCCCATTCCTGATAGGCTTTGGCGGACAGCCCCAGCTTCTGCGACGCTTTGTCCACGCGGTCGCCGGCCTCCGCCGCGTCGGTGGCCATGTCGTACATTTTCTTGCCCGCCGCCACAGCCGCCGTGCCGATGGCGGCCATAGCCGCGCCGATTGCCACGCCCACGCCCTTGAGAACGCCGCCCAGTTTTTCAAACTTCTTACCGGATTCGTCCGCGTCTTTGCCGGTTTTCTCCACCTCCGTACCCAGCTTGTCGCTGTCCTTGGCGGTGTCCTTCATCTCGTCGCCGACGCCCTCAAGAGCTTTCTCGTTCTCGCCAAGCTCCCGCTCCATGCCGTTAAGTTCGGCTTCGGCCTTGTTCAGCGCGATTTGCCAGTTTTGGGTCCGCTTGTCGCTTTCGCCGAAAGAAGAAGCCGCGTTTTCCAACGCGGCCCGCAAGGTGGATATTTTCTCTTTCTGCGCGTCGATTTCCTTATTCAGCACATTGTTCCGGGAAGTGAGGGCGGCGGCAGATTTGTCGTTTCTGTCGAATTGCGAGGTCACAAGCTGCATCTCGCTGCCCAGCACTTTGAAAGTCTGATTGATATCCGCTAAACTTTGCTTGAAGGCCTTTTCGCCCTCGACGCCTATTTTTAAGCCGAAATTGTCCTGAGACACAGTTTAAGCCGCCCCCTTCTGAAAAATTACTCTTGACAAATCAAAGAAAATCGACTATACTAAAATAACAATTTGAAATAGTCAGGAGTTGATTGTTTATGTATATCAAACGTGCCATTGAGGATTCGGTTTTGAAAATTTCCAAAACCTTTCCCGTTTTGCTGGTCACCGGCCCGCGGCAGGTGGGAAAAACCACATTGTTAAAGAGGTTAGCGGATGAAAACCGCACCTATGTTTCGCTTGACGACCCGGATATCCGCAGCATGGCGAGAAATGATCCCGCGCTATTTATGCAGCGGTACACGCCGCCCGTGCTGATCGATGAAATCCAATACGCTCCGCAGATTCTCCCGTATATCAAAATGAGCGTTGACAGTTCCGGGAAGAAAGGGGATTTTTGGCTGACCGGCTCCCAAGCCTTCCATATGATGAAAAACGTCAGCGAGTCCCTCGCGGGCCGTGTCGGCATCGTGAATCTGCTGGGATTATCTGGGAACGAAATTGATGAAATACCGTCAGAGCCGTTCACCACATCCCCCGAATGGTTAATGTCTCGCTTAAAGCAAGCGCGGAAAATGGGGCTGAACGACATCTACGAGCGGATATTCCGGGGCGCGTTCCCGGCGTTGTATGATGATGAAACCGCGCCGGATTTGTCCGAATTTTACCGTTCCTACATCAACACGTATTTGCAGAGGGACATTAAGGATTTATCCCAGGTCGCTGACGAGACGGCTTTCCACAACTTTATGATCATCGTGGCGGCGCGAACCGCCAAGCCGATCATCTATGAAGAGATGGCGAAGGAAGCGGGAATCAGCCAGCCCACGGCGAAAAAATGGCTGTCCATTTTGGTTTCAAGCGGCCTTGTGGCGTTGGTGCAGCCTTACCATAACAACGTGCTGAAGCGCGCGCTCAAAATGCCGCTGATGCACTTCCTTGACACGGGACTTTGCGCCTACCTGCTCAAATGGGGCAACGCCGAGACGTTGGAACGCGGCGCCATGTCGGGAGCGTTCTTTGAAAGCTGGGTGTTTTCGGAAATCTACAAAAGCTATCTGAACGCCGGAAAGGAAGCGCCGGTCTTTTATTACCGCGACAAGGAAAAACGTGAAATTGACATCCTTATCTACGAAAACGGCACGTTGTACCCAATAGAAGTCAAAAAAGCCGCCTCCCCCGGCACGGAGGTGGTAAAGCAGTTCAAAGTGCTGAATCCCGTGACGGAGCCGGAGCGGTTCGGCGAGTTGGAACAGTATAAAATCGAAATTGGCAACGGCGCCGTGATTTGCATGGCGGGCGACTTATTACCGGCGGATAAAAAGAACTGGTTTGTTCCGGCGTGGCTGCTTTGAAATCAGTCCAACCCGGCGGGCAGAACGTCGTCAATAAATAGCTTTATTTTGGGCTTTGCCAGCCCGTGCCACTGTTTGTGGCACTCCCATAAATCCATAAACAGCCCAAGCGGGCAGAGCCAGAAATCATCCGCGCTCATGCCCATTTGGACTGTTCCGTAATAATACAACCGAGTGAAGGTAGCTTCGTCCGTCACTCGGTTGTCGCGTTTTTTGGGGCTTCATCCTCGCTTTCGATGTGCCGTTTCGTTCCACGGAACATGGCCTCGGTGATGGACGCCTTGCAAGCAGCCAAGTCAAGGGGCGAGGTGAACAGTTCGATTTCTTCCTCGGTCAATAGGTCGCGGGGATTGTCCTTGTTCCGCAAATTGTGAATGAGGATGCTCTGATTCGCCAGCAGCGCGATCAGCCAGCAAATCTCGTCCAGCGCCATCTCGAAGTTTTCCGCCTTCATCAACTTGTCGCCCAGTTTTTCCAGCCCGCCGTAGCGACCGGCGATGGCTTTGGTCGCCTTTGTGGTGAGAATGAGCTCATACTCCGTGCCGCCGATAGTGACAACGGCTGACCGTTCGTTTCTGGTGCTTTGCACCTGTTTTTCATTTGCCATAATCGAAAAATCCTCCCGTTAATTTATTTCTGTTGATTCCAAATCAACGTCCCATTCCTCGGCTTTCGCTTGGATTACTTCCAGCGCCGATTCCTGTTCTTCGCCGCTCAAGGTTTGGCTGGCGTGATAGCTAAAAAACCGCAAGCTGCTTTTGATATATTCCGGGTCGCGCCCTTCATAATCGGGTAATTCAAACATAACCTATCCCTCCTGCTCCAGCGTCGGATAAAGGGCGTTATACGCACGTCCGATCCATGTGGCGCCGCTATCAAAGGTCGTCAGTTCCACAAGGACAGGCGTATCCGGCTGCCCTGCCACGCCGATTTTTTTGTGGGCGTTGGTACTGGCCCAATATACGTTTGACGGCCATGTGACCATATGTTTTGGAGCGCCGGTCGCGGTTGATTTTGGAATCAGCCAGACTTTTATCGTATACGGATACCAATCTTCGGTTGGCAGCGAACCGGAAAAATAAAGCGTGACAGCCTCCGCCGAAAGGTTGATTTTGAAATTCCGGTAATACGAAATATAAAGGTCTTGTGCCGATCCGCTCGGACCGGTGGCGTAGATGTATGTGTCCCCGACAAACAGTTGATTGTTTGAATCAACCCGCGCCATATTGCCGGAGCCGCCAATGCTCAGATACCCATTAAGCATCATGCCGCCGCTGGTGCTGTCCGGGTAAAGATACAATGAAATCCCATTGCTTCCTTGTACTTTTACAATGCCCTCCGAATACTTCATCAAACGGCAGGCTTTATAATGCGGCAGGCCCTTTTTTGCCGTGAAGTTAAAGCACATCTCCCATCCGGGGTGCGGCGGAGAAGGTTGTACCGGCGTCCATGTCACTGTCGTCCCGTATGGAAAAGCGCCGCTCCAGTTATCGTTCGGCGGCGTCTGAGTAAAGTCCGGTGTGTTGCGGTAAGCGGTGGCGCCGCCGTTGTCAAGATTCAATGCCGTGTTGATCCACCAGTATCCACTGTAAGCCGTATTCCAGCACAAATAATACATTTCGCTTTCGTGCTGGTAGTAATGCGAACCCTGCGGATTGCCGCCGTAATTGCTGGTAACGTCATTGATGCCCATGTCACGCCAGAAGCCGTTGAATCTTTCATCACCGCAGGCAAGCATAAACCCGCCGCCGATCTGCACCATCTTTTTGGTATAGATGCCTTCCGGCGTGATACAGAAATCGCCCAGCCTGCCGAAGGAGTCGTCCGGGACGGTTTGGCTCGTGAAAACCCCGCCCATGCCCGGAACAATGGTTACCGGCATCGCGTCGGTCGTCGTTCCGTCCGGCATGATCCATTTCGCCGCCTTCGGCGATATTTCCTCGTATTTATTATGCATGCGAGACTTCTCCTCTTGTCAGATACGGACGGAACGCGCCGTCTTTGAACCAATACGCCGGGTGATCGGCGGACAGGCTGAATATCGTGCCATCGCTGTAATAGCCCAGCCGGATATACACCTTGCCGTTATCCGTTGTTGGTTTCGTGGTTGTGTACCAGCTTGTGACATTGGTGGGGTCGAGCCGGAATACCATCGGGTCGGCCTGCGGGATTCCCACAAGATATACCCAGCTATACTGCGCCAGATTATCCGCGCCGTTGAGCGAATAATTAACAAAGTTGGCGGCCTGATATGTCTGAGATAGAAAAGTGGTCGCGGCGGTTACGGTCGTGTTTACCGCAAGCGCCGTGGTCGTGTTATAGAACCACATCAGCCCTTCCACTTTAAAATCCGTGGCGGTGTTGACCGCTTTTGTTTTGCCCGTGCCATAAGCCGCCGTGAGCGCCTTGTCAAATGTGCCGTCCGCGCGTTCCAGCACAAGCTGATACCGGTCAATGGCCCGGCTTGCGTT